TACGTAAACATCAACACCGTAGACATTACCAATCAGACCAGACTTAACAGTACGGTCATCACGGAAGTCGCTAGATACGTAACGCTCAATTCCCATTACTGTCTTACGAGCAGCAGGTGGGATGATTAAGCAACGATCTTCCATTGGTACGTTAGCGTCGTCAAGGATCTTGATAGCTTCACGGAAACCGAGGTCAGTAAAGTTATCGCCAGTTGCCGTAGTGCCAGCAACAAAGAGATCCAGACCAGTAGCAGCGTTAAAGTAGTAGCTGTTGCTGTTAGCCCAATCTGCACCAGTAGGAGCAGCGAGGTCTAGCGTTCCATCACCAAAACCAGTACCGCAGTTCATCAGGTCAGTGTCAACCGTCAGAGCCAACTGGTAACCAGCGTCTTCTGTGTAGAACTGTCGCAGGCTGTTAAGTGCCTGTACTTCTACGATGTCCTCAATAAAACGCGAGTACTCGAAGTGACGATTGATTTCAATCTGCAATTCTTGCTCTACGTTCGCCTGAATGTTAACTGCGGTGTCAGCAACTTTAGCAGATGCAGCGCCACGGATAGGCTTAGGGACATGGATCTTGTCGCCCTTCTTACCTGTCATTGACATTCTCTTTACAAGAGGTGACATCTTCAGGTTCTTCTGGTATGCGGCAATTACTTCGTCGCTCCAGATTTCAGGGATGAATGTTGCTGCGGCTGTCTTATTGACAATGGAGCCACCGCCTACTGTACCGGGATAAGTTTGAGTCGCCATGATAAATCTCCTTTAGATTAGGCTACTTTACACGACCCTCGGCGTAAGCTTGAAAGATTTCTTCTGACAAAGCTGAATAACGGTCTGGGTCGGTCTGCATAAGTTTAATAATATCAGCACGACGATATATCTTCTTACGTTGAGTTTGACCTGTTCCTCGGGCGTTGCCTGTACTTGCAGACTTAACCTGCTGCTTACGTGCTTGCTTCTCAACTGCTACTGTCTGTTCTGCAACAGAAGCTCTCTCTTTCCAGAGGGAGAACAGTTCATCAGCGGCGTCGTAATCATACTGTTGGTCTGCTTGTACAAACAATTGAGTCCTAATCTTAGAGCCTTTAATCCACTCAGCAAAGTTAGCATCTTGGACAATGTTGGACATGTCTGGATGCTTGGTCTGTAACTGCGACAAAGCTGTTTGCTTCTTGTAGTTCTGAGTGACTTGGTTAGCTTCTCTGATCTTAGGGTGGTTATCAATTGCCCTATTAACTGCGGCCTGTGGATCAACAAAGAAGTCAGTATCGTCTTCTTCTTGCTGTTGTACAGGTGCTTGTTGTGCGAGTTGTGTCTGGATGTAGTCGTCAACAACACCACGTAGTTCACCAACCTCAGAGCTTTGTTTGCCAAGGAGCTTTTCAGCTTCTTGGTGCATCTGAACAACCTCTTGCAAGGACTTGTTCTGATACTTCTCTGGTAAGCTAGGTTCCTCTTGAGCTACCTCCTCTGGAGACTCAATCGTATCCTCTGGTATTTCTAGTGTATCTACGTTATCGTTGTTAAGTTCTTCTTCCGAACGCTCATCTACGAGTTGTGCTCGTGCCATATTATTAACCTTCTCCGCCTAACGGTTGTGGAGTTTATTTACGCCCTGCTTGCTCATGTTCTCGTACCCACTTCATGTGCCTACCGGGGAAATCCCCAGAGGCACCTTCAAGTACGCATGGTGTTGCAGAAGCGACCCTTGTAGCGTTAGCACCACAACCGCACCTACTGGTTGTAGCAACATCGTCTACAAATTCTTCAAAGTAGTGACCATTGGTACACTTAAAATCGTATACTTTAATCATCTTCTTTATATTCTTTGGCTTCTGTGTGAGCTTGCTCTACAGAGGCTTCAAGGTTTACTAGGTGGGCAATAACATTGAGTTGTCCCTTCCTAAAGTACATATCATTAACATCTTTGGTTGACTCTACGGAGTTTATCACGTTACCGTTGTTTCTAAACTCTTCCGTGAGTTGCTTCCAACCCTCGGTGTTGAAGAGGTCAAAGTATACATTGAAGTACTTCTCTAATTCAGGTTCCATATTGCCTTAGTTCCTTCATGTTTTACTATACTGTATATTATAACATATTTTGAGGTAAATGTCAAGTGTTTTCTTTGGTATTATTTACGTTTCTTACCTTTTGAGTAGCTAGAGCCTGCTTTGGCCTTCTTTGCTGCTGCTTTACCAGCTTTGGTGTATGGGTAGGACTTACCGTTAACTTTAGGCATTATCGTTTTCCTCTCTTTGCTGTTTTAGCTGCTTGTTTAAAGTTCTTAGCTGTCGGTGCTCCTTTAGCGCCCTTGGCTCTCATCTTCTCCTTGCTTCCTGCTTTGATACGCTTACGTTTAGCGTGAATGTTATCGTAGAGTCCTGCCATCACCATTTCTCCTTGTTAGCCCAATATGCCGCAGACATTTTGCCCTTGGCTATATTCTTTGCGTGTCTAGCCTTAAAGGACTTCTGACGAGCCGTGGGCTTCTTGTCGCCTGAGACTCCCTGTTGTCCAAACCTGATGGTCTTAACCTTATCGCCATCCTTGGCTACAACTACATGCGACTTCGTAGGGTGCTTAGGCGTCCTCTTTGGCTGGTTGTACCCGCTTACCCCTGCTCGTACTAGTCTTGGATCTTTTGCTGTCATTGAGGCTCTCCTCCAAACGGGCTACTTTCTCTTCTAGGTTCGACAGGCGGTTGAACTGTCCTTTGAACGCTTCGTTGACTTGGGCGATTAGGTTCTTAAGGTCTTGCTGGGTCATTAACATTTATCTTAGCCTCTATTTCTTTCTCTTTAGTCATTACTTGAGCAATCTTTAAACGACGCTCAAACTCTTTGTCGTCTTGATCTCCCGCTGCGAGGTTACGTGTAACAGCCTCAATACGTTTGATCTCAACCTCTTGCGGCTCAAGCTGCGCTTCGACAGAGTACTTCTGCGCCCGTGCCTGCGACTCTTGTGCCTGTGCTGACAGTGCTGCCGTCTGCGACTGCTGTAACGCAAGCTGTGCTTGTTGTGCCTGTTGTGCTGCCTGCTGTGCCTCTGGATTAGGCTGCTGCGCTTGCTGCATAGAGGCTATGAGTTCTTCCCTGTTACTCAGGTTCATATTATCTACGATGCTCTGGAGCAACACAGGGTACACAGGGCTGTCCTGCTTCATAGTTTGCAAGAGTTGTACAAGCTGTGTAACCTCGTACTCACGAGCAATGATGCCTAAGGTTGAGGTAGCGTTAAACTTATAGTCCTTCACAGGGTAGTTCTCAGGGTCAAACTGCATGTACCTATGTGCAGCCTTAGTGACAAAGGGGATCAAGAAGGACTGCTGGAAGTTTATTAGAGTGCGTTTATGACGTTTAATAATAGCGCCAAGAGACATAGAGATGCCAGCGGCAGTAGCTTCACCATTAACAGCACCAGAGAGTCCTGCTGAGTCAACTGCTCCAGTAGCCTGTTGGACCATCTGTTGCAAGGAGGCTGCTTGGGCAAACGTAATTTGACCCACTTGACCAAAGTTAAACGGCTGTAGTACTTCACGAGGATCTCCATTAGTTAAGATGGTTTTTCCGGGTCGTATCTCAGGCTTTGCCCCGCGTGGGAACCTAGTAGCATCAATGGCAAGCATTGGATGTATTGTGAGGCTCAAGGCATCTATTCTAGCCCGTAGCTCAGTATCCAATGCTTTCTGGCTGTTGTAGCCCTTCTCACACACGCCACGACCCCAGAACATAGAGGGTACTACGTCCCAAGGGAAGGCTACGATAGGCCTGTCTTGCATCATGTAGGGGTTAGCCTCTGCTTTCAAGAGAGTGCCACCGTTAGCTATTACTACCACAGCTTCTACGTAACTACTGCCGTCATCAGACGAGTCTAGGTTTTCTACCTCTTCATCCTCATCATCCATGGCCTCATCTAAGAGGTGCTTAGGTACTAAGCCGTAGTACTTAGTGAGGCGTACCTTATCGTCGCTGTATACAGAGATGTCTTGGTCTGGCTCTAGGTTAGTATCGGGGGCTGCTGTGCCTACGTAGGTGTCTCTGTAGACCCCTTGCTCCTGTAGTTGCTCTACTAGGTGGGCGCTCACAAACTCATCAACAGCGACACCCATAGCGTCCTCAATGGACGTTGCTACAGGGTCAATGAGGAAGTTCTGAGGCATCACAGGCTTAAGCTTGACTACCACACGCTCTGTAATGTTGACACCCACTGCCTGAAGCTGCCCGTCCATCATAGGCTGAGTAGCCGGGGCCATCTCTTTGATTTCCTCTAGGATAATCTCACCCACCCCGGTTCCGAAGACTGCTGCGTTAATTAAGCACTCTGCGACAGCTTTACGTACCTTAGTGTTCTCAAAATCTTCGGTGAGCTTGTTACGTAAGTAGAGTATGTCCTGAGATTCTTTGTCACCTAAGTTATCTGAAATGTCAAAGAACTTCCCTCGGCCAAAGGTGGCCTCCTCCATCTCAGCAACATTGGATTCTACAGCCTGCTGGAGAGCAGGACTAATGATTCTAGAGCGTTCTGATTTACGCTCAGTATCCGCAGGGTCCCAGATACCCCTCCAGAGTCTATAGTACTCGTCAAACTTCTCTTCGTAGTTACTCTGGTAGTTATCTCTCCAGTCTTCACATTTAGTCATTACCCACTCTTCCAAAGACTCTTGGACTAAGAGTGGATCAGGGCTGTAAAAGTCATCTTTCATATTAATATCCCGCTACAATGTCTAAGATTTCAAGCTCGTCTTCTACGAACTCATGTATTCCGTAAGGCACCACAGATAATTGATCTATGTATGCCAAGGAGTCAACCAAGTCGTCATGTGTTAGCGGGTCGGGGAATTGGAATAGCTGGTCGAGGAATCTTGCGTTCCACTCGCCCTTATTTAAACTTATGATGCCGTTCTCAAATCTACCCTGTAAAGCCCACATGACCCTATCGGTCTTCTTCTTGTTCCCGTGCGTTAACTCTTCTACCCTAAAATACTTACCGTACTTCCTTTGGAGGTCCATTAGGGGTGACATAACAGCCTGCTTTGCTATACCCCTTTCGATACCTACGGACACTGGCTGGTAATCTCTGACTGCTTGGAATATCTTAGCAGCCGTTTCGTCTAATGTCCACCTTCCGTAAATTATGTTATCAATGTACCAGTCGCCGTTGTCTCCAACCTTGACTACGGAAATTGCAGTCTCATCTAACTTAGAACTCTTCGTCCTCTTCTTGCCTACTTCCTCAAAGCCTGCGAGGTCAATGGCTATGTAGTAGTCACCTTCTTCAGGGGCTTCTCCGTAGTGTATCCAATCTTCCTTAAACATCTCTGAGCCAACTGCCTCAAAGGAGGCCATGAACTCCTGACGAAAGGCGTAAGAAGACATTGATTTCTTCGCGACGTTAATTTCATCAGGGTCGAGTAGTGGGTTATCGTAGCTTGTGAAGTGCCATCCAGCGTAGGTATCGTCATCGCCCATCTCCGCATACTTATAGAGTTCATAGAAGTGATTACGACCCATAGGTGTCCCTATGAACATCGCGTGTCCCTTCTGGTCAGCCAGCGCAGGACGCAGGACCTGCTCCCATACGTCAGGCTTCATATCTGCGTACTCGTCCATCACTAGGAACTTTAGGCTTACACCACGCATAGTCTCTGGTCTATCTGCACCCTTAAGGGTAATCGTGGCTCCGTTGACTAACTTAAGTTGTAGGTTGTTAATGTGAGAACCTGTGATGACATCGTGACCTAACTCTAGGAGGGTTTGCCACATAATATCCCTAGCTTGTCCCTGCGTAGGTGCTACGTAGAATACATGGCCCCTGTCTGACTGTAGGGCATTGATAATTAGCATCCACGCAGCTAACCTAGACTTCCCTGTACGTCGGCCAGCAGCTACTACCTTGAATCTCGTGGGATCCTCGAATACCTTGGTCTGCCAAGGGAGCAGTTCTACGTTAAGGTCAGTCATACGCCGTTAAAGTTCACAAAAGTTGCAGGGGCTTCTAGCAAGTCGAAGGTAACAACGACTTCCATGTTTCCTGATCCGCTTGTTGATGCCTTGATAACGTCTCCGGGCTGTAACACAAACACTGCGTTTCCGTCAATAAGCAAGTATTCTTTAGACTGTACATTAGTTCCATTAAATATGTAAACGTCAGGGTCAGGCGTCTTATCAATAAACAAAGTGATGCTGTTAGTAGAGTTGTGCAGATTAGAAATAAACGCCATTGTCCAGTGGGCAACGTAGCCACTAGGAATAGTTACAAGCGTTTGCGTAGAAGTGTCCGTTAAGTTTACATTCTTCGTGTAGAGCATCTTAGGATTCCTTAGTATGTCCACATAACAGGTGTAGTTTCTCGGAGGTCTACGTGTACGAAGGTATCAGCAACGCCTACACCACTGAACCCTAGGGCCAGCGCGTGTCTAACCAAGGTGTGCTTCTGTGCTCCTGACGATACCTTAATGTCACTTGCTATACCTTGGGCATGGGTTCCCGGAGAAGCCTTAGCAGCCTCTATGGAGTGCTCAGGGCTTCTGTAGCCGCTAGTGATGACAAAGGGGAAACCACATAAGTCCCTCAGGTCATCTAAGACTTCTAAGAAGACCGGGGACATCTCGTTTTCTCCAGTCTCTTGACAGTCGAACTCCTCTAGCTTAAAGTACTTCACTACTTAAGAATCCCCTTCGGTTGTCCATTGTCCTTCTAAGGGGTCTAAGGCTTCTGAGGAGCCTAAGGGGTCTGAGGAGACCTCTGTAGTCCCTACTCCTGTGATGTTAATCTGGATAGCACTCCTACCACCATCCTTAATTACATCCTTCTCAAAGGCTGCTGTGGGGGCTATACGATCCATTATTAGCTTCCACGCTGCTCCTTGGTTCTTGTGGTCATCGTCTAAGGCTGCATCAAAGATAGCCTCTAGTACCTTCTTAGACTTAGGACTCGCTAACATACGAGATTTGTATTCATTGATAATCCCAGCGTCACCCTTAGGCCTACCAACTTTACCTCTGTTTCCTACCTTCTTAAGCTCCGTGGCAGCTTTCGTTGGCCTCCCACGCTTCTTAGGTGTCTCTGGTGCTTCCGTAGACATAAGTTGTCCTCTGTAGGCTTATGTTGTCTTATGTTTCACTTGAGTCCCCTATAATCTATGAACCCTTTGGATTCCCTAGTTCCTAAAGGGGTAAACTTTAGAGGGGATCTAAGTGAACCTATTTAGTTATCCTTAAATTATTTATTAAAGTATTCAACTAAGGGTAACTAAGGCTAACTTAGGTGCAACTTAAGTTGCGCGATCGTATCTAAAGTTTCTCTTAAATTATACTGTATATTATACCACATTTTACAGTGAATGTCAAGGTATTTCTTTGGTAATAATCACACTACTAAGGATTCTTAGGGTTCTTAGGCCTCCTTAGGGGGCCTTTTAGCACCTTAGGCTTCTTTAGTGTTACTTTACGTAAACTTTAGGCGTACCAAAGGGTTACATTAGGTAACATTACACCTAGTTTACTTAAGTTTTACCTAATTTTACCCTATTTTGTGCCTAGGAAGGTACAACTTTAGTAATCATAACGCAACCCCGGCCCCCCGGCCTCAAATAGCCCAAGGCTTCTCGGGTCTCCCTAGGATACCACAGGCAACCCGAGGTGTCAAGGGAAAACATTGGTACTATTACCATTGACATCACAGGCTACTTGTGTTAGCCAAAGGAGCCAAGGGGTAACACAAGGGGCAACATAAGTCAAGCCAAAGGTTGTGGTATTATTTACGTTTACATGAGTTGCTATTCGTGTTAGCCATGGGAGCCTGAGGCCTACACGAGGCGCACCTAAGGTGCAACCTAAAGATGTGGTATTATTCACGTTGACATAAGTTGACATGTGTGGACCAAAGAAGGAGCCTCTGAGGTATACTTAGGGGTTGACATAGGGTGACCAATGGTGTACCCACGATGTACCTTTATATCACGTGCGCACACGCGAATAGCACACCTAAGGAGCCTATGTCAACAAAAGAAGTTTGGTAATATTCACACTACAAAAGACTTGCTAGGTTGTTTGTATTTGATACAATGACGGC